TCGATGTTTAATGAAGTAGTTTAATAGACCACTTCTATCATTTACCGTACTATTTAGATAGGTATCCACACACGCATTATGAATCTCTGTGGGTGCGTATTCCAAATCAATTAGTGTCCTGTTGCGTTGATAGTTTCTCAACATCTCTTCGTTACAGAAATCTTCTGGTTCTAAATCAATCCATGTCGCCAGTTTCTTCTTTGAGATAGGACGCTGACGCATCTCATTTACAAAGGTATCGTCTGGTGATAGGAAGTTTGGTACACCATCACTACGGTCACCCTTTAGAATGTGTTCCTTGATATAAACCTCTGGGTCAGTACCATTAACGAACTTCTTCAGTACTGGACTGTACTGTGTAACGAAATTGTGTTTTTGTAACTGAATGAAATCTTTATCACCAGATACAATTAATACCTTCTCATAGTGAGAGGGTGATTCTGAAACATACCGTACTACTGAAGCAATGATATCATCCGCCTCTGCGTTTTCTACTTCTAGTACCTTGTATGGAAAATTGTTTTGTAATTCTGTTTTGATTAGATGCAAGGTATCGAATATCGAACCCCAATCTAATGTCGATGCCTTACGGTCTTTACGTCTACCGTGTTTGTAGTTGGGGAAGTATTCTCTTCTCCAATTACCTTTGTTATCATAACATAATACCAGTTCTCCGTATTCCTCAGTGAACCGTGTTCGATAACCCCTTAATGAATTGAGAACCATATGTCGAACCATGTCTGGGTCAACATCAGAGTTGCGACCAATCTGAATCATCAGATTAGAAAGCGTCACTTGGTTCATATCAACTAAAATCATATTTCACCTATGCCTTGTCGGGCCCATCATCCTCTGTAAAGTCATCTGATAATTCTCTTATCAATTCCATATCCATATCCACATGATGCTTCTTTGCATCTTCATCGTAGGTTACGTTTGCAATCAATTCAATCAGATTTTGAAAAGGATGGGTAAACCCTCTGTCTCTATAAATTGTTGCTTTGATTGCCTCAGACAAAAACGCAATGTCTTGGATAAAACCACCATCAGTGATTTCAATATCATTTTCATCCATATTATGAATCATAGATACCATTATACCATCCGTCAATTCATCTGCGAACTGTAACTCTTTGTTCAGTTTCATCGCATCAAAGTTTGTTACCTTCGGTGCAACCCCAATATACTTCTTGGGAAACTGCACCACATTAGTTTGTCCGTCATCCGTCATCATCCACCTTCCGACCAGCAGGCACAACTGTTACCCACTTTACACGCTTCTCTTGGTATTCACCATAGAAGTCATCGCACCAATCACCATTTCGCAAATACGTTTCACAATGTCGGATATACGCTTTGCAAGATGCCTCTTCTGCAATGGCACCCTTTACCTTGTTTCGTATCGCAGCACGCAATGAAGACAGTTGGTCTTTCTGCGTCTTGATATACTTTGTGACACTCACTCTTGAGAATGGATGTTCATCTGGTAACTGTAAAACAGATGGGTGTATATTAGAATACTTAGGTGGATTTTCACGCAACCTTTTTTCCCTTGCAAGACGCAACCGTTCTGCGGCGGCCTCTCTCTGTTCTGGTGTCATTTTACGTCTAGGCATTTTAGTAACCTCTCTCCAATTTAAGTTTTTCTTGTTTCCGCTTCCACCTTCGTCTACCAGCGGCCTTTGCTTTCCGTTCCTTCTCACCCTTACTCATGAAGGATTCTCTCCTTCGTAATTCTTGAAAGAATCCTTCTCTCATGAGTTTCTTCTTGAGAACACGGATTGCACCGTTAACGTCACCTTTTCTTACTGTAACGTGCATTATGCCTCCTATTGTGTTTCCGTTTTAATAATCTGGTCAACACGGTCAAGTTCTGCCTCGTTTGCATTATTGACATCGTTCTCAAGTTCTTTGAATGCTTCATTCGCTTTGAGTTTCGTAATCAACATTCTATCCTTCTTGAGTCGGTTCAACAAAATCTTCTGTGCATTTTCATCGGAATATTCCAAAAGAACATACACTCGATATTGTGTACCGTTTGACACTACCTTTGATTCACTAACATTGTAACCAGCGACATCAACATCAGCGATGATGTTTTTGGTTGCAGTCTGAATCTCGTTAATGATAGATGCATCTGCATCTGTCGAACCAACCTTCGTCACAAAACTCTTCGTGACAGAATTTACTCTACCATTAATCCTGTCAGCAAGAGTTGTCTTTGCACTCAAAATCGCAATGTCATTTGAGAGTTGTAAGTCTGGTGTATTTGCAGTTCCTACAGCATAGATTGCATCTTCCTTCACAGGCATCTTAGTGTACCACTTTGGTACTTCTGATACCTGTTCCTTTACATTGTTCGCCTGATATGTATATGCAGACTTCACTACACCTACAGGTGGTTTACCTAAATCCACGTTTGCAGTGTTGGGCCCACTCAATGGGTTTGTTGCAGTACAGGCACCAAGGGTCAAACCAATAGCACCAATTGCAACTGCGTTCTTAATCATAATCAATTCACCTCTTCAAGTTGTTCTATGATTGCGTCACGGGCACCGCTGTCAACAAATATGTCTGCAACGGTTTCTGATATATCTGGGTAATAGGTGACGATAACTATTCCCAACAGAATTCCAAATAAAATCTTAAACATTAGTAACAAACCGTTCCTCTAAGGTCATCAGTTGCATAACAAGCACCCTTCTTTCTATTGGGAACTTGAATAACCCAACCATTGTGACTTACTTGTCTATGCGCTGCTCCACCAAAGAATATCTCTTTTGCAATATCAGTGATAATGTTTGTTGTTTGATGATTGTTGTGATAGACAGGAGTCGATGAGACAACTCTGGTTGTCGTTACTGGACTACTAACTGTCGTACCTGTTCTGTAGATAACAGTAGGACTGTTTTCTTTTACGATAACCGTAGGCGTTGTCTTACAATCATAATCAGTTGTTGAACTGACAATCTGCCCCTCACTTTGGTTTACCGTCTTTGTATATTTGCAATCTTGATTATCCATTGCGTGTACTGGTGTACACATGGATAGTGCAAACATCGCTGGTATCATAATATATTTCATTTTCACCTCTCTAATAATTTAAAGTGAGAGTCGGAAACTTGTACCCCCAGACCATAATATTTGGAACTTTCACTCTGGGCCAACCAACCTTAATTCCGACTCTCAAATACATCATACAAAATTTTTACCCATTTGTCAAGTCTTTTATGGGAATTAATTCTGTCTGACCTAAACTGTTTTTCTTAGTTTTGATGTAACCATCCTTCTCCATCTTGTCTAACATGGAGTCAACAATCTTCTCGACACTCGCTTTACTACCAAGGTGTTTACCGTAGTAGAATGCAAATATCGTGGCAATCATCGTGATTGTCGTTGCGACTGTAGTTGTTACCATAACATCCTATCCTTTAGAGTTATTTATGTGGTTTTCAAAAATTGCAGATGCAATCTCATGAGCTTCATAATCATGACCACCAACGTGCCACTCGTACTCACCAGTAGGTATGTAACCAGTTTTCCAGTTGTAGATTGTGAACACTTTGTAGAACCAATCGTCCTCATCTTCAGCATCTTTCTCAATGACCTTTGTTTGAATTGTCCACTCTGCGTTGACCTTTTCATATGGTTCTGCATCTGTGTATGTTGGTTTACCAAAAATCTCAACCAATTGGTCATACGTTGTTGTGATGGTGCTTATATAGTGCGTACCATTTACGTTTGCACAATCATCATTTTCATATTCAAGAACTTTTAAATCTAATGTTTCCATATTACTCTCCTCACTTTCTATAATCATTATACTTGTTTTCATAACGAATGTCAAGTAGTTTTTTAGTGAAACCACAAAAAATTTGGGTCATCTCTCAGCAGTACCCAACGACTATCAAATCCCTTGTTATCTCTTGGGCCTTCTGTTTTGTTCTTAGAACGTAAGAACATCGCTGGTTGACCTTGGAAGGTTGAAACAGTTTCAATCACCCATTCCATACCGTGTTGTTGAATGCGGTTCTTACCGTGTCGAGTTTTTCCTTTGAGGACAACCCATCTACCAACATCTCTGTGTGTTACTACCATAGTTTCGTACCGTTCTCATGGGCCTTTGCCATATCAGCAATCTCTGCCTGTTCATTCCAAAAGTCATCCTCATCCATGACGATAACATTTTGTCCACATTCATTCAACACCATCTGGTGTTCACAAGCATTACCAAGGCATTCTTCCTCAGCAATAATCTGTCCATCCTCAACCAATACAAACATATTCACTCTCCTATGAGATATTCCATTTCACTTCAAGTTTACCCTTTTTGAGCATATCGACATAATACTCAAGGGAATTTATCGCCATCCTCTTTTCATCAGAGGCACCCTCTGTGAGATTGATGATTGCACTTTCAAGATTCTCAATCATCCCCTTTTCTGACTCACCAAAGTTCATTACGAACTGACCTTCACTGTTTTCGACAAACATCTTTTTGTCCTTCCAATCTTGATAGAAATAACCCATTATTCATTCTCCATAACTGTTAACATTGCCATTGCTTCATCCCAAAGTTCTTTCGCACCGTTGTAGTGGTCAAATCCTTCTTCGTCTGCAAAATCCATAGTGCTGCTGCACTGAACATAATCACCAAATTTTAAACCTTTTGTCTGGACAACATACGCAATATGTTTGGCGGTCTTTCCCCACCCAACGAGATTACCAAGTCCAGCATACATCTGAATCCCACCATTGTGGGCAGTGATAAAATCAATTCCGTTTTCTTTCAACATTTGAAGTCCTTTCTCTCAATTACATATACACTATACGATGTTTTGAGAACAAAGTCAAGGGGTTTTTTAAACCGTTGATTTTATTAGATTTTTTAGGGGGGTAAAAAGAGAAAAACCCCACGATTGTGCGAATCACTTGCGAATCGTGGGTTTCCTTAGAGTTATCCTACTTTACCTAAGAACCTTGCGATATGATGTACCCAAGGTAGTAGCATGATAGACATGAATAGGTTTGCACCAGAATGTGCAAGTGCAATCCTCAAGGTATCACCTTTCGGCATTCCGTCTGAAACCAGAAGTCCTGCTAACCAGATTGTACCTGTCGTTCCTATGTTTGCACCAAGAACTGCCCCGATTGCGGCAGGAAGTGGTAACGCACCAGAAGCGACTAATGCAATGATTGCTGTTGTTGAGAGTGATGATGATTGCCAGAGTAATGTCATAACAATACCACCAAAGAACATATAGATTGGATTACCTAAGAAGAATGCAAGGTGTTCCATATTACCCATAGACTTCATACCACCAGAAAACATTTTCAGACCGATATAAAATACTACAAGACCTACAAGTGCTGTGATAATTGGATTACCTAATTCCATCTTCTTAACCTTTCTCCAAAGTTGGTCAGACATAATTGCCTCCAATATAAAAGAGGGAAGTGATTTTCCCTCTTATCTTTATATAGACACAATACCACTTTGAAATGGAGATGTCAAGAAAATTTAATATTTCTCGTTTAGTTCTTCTAACAGTGCTTTGAGTTTCTTCTTTGATTTACCCATTGCCTTTGCAGATGCAATGTCATCAATGTTTGAGATGTCTCCACCAACAACGACAAGACCAATCATGCCCATACCTTTGTGTGGTGTACACCAGTAGTAATAGACGCCAGGGATGTCAAACTGCATCTCGACCTCTTTACTGTTTTTGGATTTCTTTGGAATCTCAAACCCCTCTGGTGCAGCAATGATTTCCACATTGTGTCCTTTGTCGGTTGGAATCCATTTGACAATCTGTCCAACTTCAATTTCAACAATCTCTTGTGAGTATACCATTCTATTACCATCGGCATCTTTATTCAACATCTCTACTGTTGTGCCATTCATTCCATGTGCTAAACTTGCAAAAAATACAAGTCCAAAAATTGTCATTAAAAATCCTAATGTTTTCATTTCAAATTATCCTTTTCTAACATAAGTGCTTTCGCTTCTTTATAGTACCCTTGTCGTGCAAGTTCAGACGCTGCCCTTGCGTAACCAACTCTGGTAAAAAATTTGTTGAAGTGAGTACTACCCACTTTTATATAGTGTGCTATTTTATCACATATCTCACAAGTCTCCTCGTAAGTATGTCTCAATACTAATCCGATACTCATCGTTTCAGTCTCCCTTTGGTTGTTAAATAATTATTGTAAAAGTCTATACAGTCTTGGTTGGATAGGTGTCTGGTTTCGTTATTCCATTCGGTGCGAACATAATTAACAATTCCTCTATCATCTTGTCTCTGTTGAAACAAATTGGTCAATGCTCTTAACATATTATTACTCCACGCATTAAAAAAGGGTGCATTGCACCCTTGAATTAGTTGTTTTCAAATTTTCGCCGACTTAAATAGTCCGCTTCTTCTTCGGTATAAGGCCACATTTGGCAAGTTCCTTTAGGTAAAAAATTGTAATGGTTTATTACGCAACTATTTATAACAGTAATACTGTCCTAAGTGTTGCGTCTATGGAAAAACTGTTGTGTTATTTTTGCATAGGTGTGGTGCATTATCTTTGTCTAGGTCTTCTCACGACCCTTTCTTTCTTGGGCGGTTCTGGTGGTTCTTCTATTCGTTTTTTTGGTTCTTCAAATCTAGGTTTCTCTCGCATCTCAAGTTGTGTTTTGAATTTTTCTCTAACGTCTGGGTGGTTCTCTGAAAACCTTAACAACATTGTTATCGCAACATAATGGTCACCCATAAAACGTAACCAACCGTCAACATAGAGTTTCCCCTTGCTTCCGTTCATGTCTAGTATAAAATTCTTATGTCGATATATCACCCTTATGCAGTCCTACAAAATATTCAGCGTCCACTACAACAAGTGGTTTATGATTATTACGTTTAATCACTACCACTGGTTCATGGTCTTTACTATTCTCGACTGCCTGTGCGTATGATTGCCACACATTTATTTTCTCTTGGTTCTTGCATTCTATCGAATAAGGGAACTTCTCTCTAGCAGCCCTCGCCATAATCAAGTCCTCTCCACCAGCACCCATCGACCTAGATTCGACATCTTCTGGGTGGACACCTAAATTTTCAATTAGAAGGTCACGAAACCATTGTTGCAACCTTCTACCTTTTGCTTTCGCACTTTGCGTCTTCACTAGTACTCTTCTTCCTCATCGTATAAGTCATCTTCATTATCTTCTGGGATTTCTGAACCACAAAATACACAGTGCGTTATTTGATAATGTCTTTCCGACATATTGTGTCGCACTGTAAATTCTGCACCACAGTCCTCACAAGAGATAATTTTTCTACTCATATTTATGCAGCGTCCTCATACGCATCATCCCAAGTACCAGTTAGACCAGCAACCTCATATTCGGTTACCCTGTTTTCAAAAAAGTTAGTGTGGTCTGCACCGTTAAGTACCCACTCCAACCAAGGTAAAGGATTTTCTTTCACTTTGAAATTAGGTTTCAAACCAAGTTGTAATAACCTTCTATCCGTTATATATCTTATATAGGTCTTTACATCAGACGCCTCAAGACCCTCTGGAGCACCCATCTTATAGGTCATCTGTACAAACTTGTCTTCCAGTTTCACAGACAGTCTTGCCATTTCATAGATTTCAGATTTGAAGTTATCATCCACAATCTTAGGATATTCTGTGCAGAACTGTCGGAATAGTTTTGCAATTCCTTCCACATGGATAGATTCATCACGAATAGACCATTCTACGACCTTTCCCATACCTTTCATCTTACCGAACCTTTGGAAGTTCAACAACATCACGAATGATGCAAACAGAGCAATACCCTCGTTCATCACTGACTTTGCCATTGCAAGTGCAAGACCCCTGTGTGTCGATGTATTTGAATCCATCATGAAGTCAATCTTATCTGACATCTCAGAATATTCAAGAAATGCATGATACTCTTCTGGTGGTAGACCAAGTGTTTCATTCAACAATGCATATGCACGTTGATGGATTGCTTCCCTGTTCGCAAATGAACCCAACATATTTCTAACTTCATTGTTCTTGAACTTTGGAATCAACTGGTCATAGTAGTTCTGTCCAACTGCAACATCTGCTTGTGTGAACAGTCTAAGAATATTCGTGATATAATCTTTCTCTGCTTCAGTAACCTTACCAGACTTCCAATCAGATACATCCTCAGACAAATCAAGTTCGTCTTCAATCCAGTGTACCTTCTCATGTCTTGTTGTGATTTCAACTGCCCAAGGATAATAAAATGGTTTGTAAGTTTCACTAAATTTCAACAGACTACCAGCACCTCTCTTCTTGAAAAGTGACTCTGCATTTTTCATCAAGTCATCGTATCCACCGATACGGTCACCATCAATAAAGATTTGTGGTACAGAATTTACTCTACGAACATCGTTTGGTTTCCCAACGATTTCACTGATACCATTGATAGACTGATAGAACGCAAGACGCTCTTCTTCATTGTCCATTACCTCAGCGGCATATTCAAATCCATTTTCGTCTAACCACTTCTTGGTCATGTCACAAAAAGGACAGTCTGATTTAGTTACTACTCTTATTTCCATTTTTTATTTCTCCATGTAACAGTTGTGATTGGGTTTCTCTTTCATCTGTAAAACCCAATCTAGTTCTTGTATGCACCTGTTGTACCATTTTTTATCGTGGTCATCATGTGCCTTTTCCATATCTTCTTTTAGTTGTTCCATCCTCATTTTGATGTAACGGTTTTGTTTTAGTGTCATGCTGCTAACGGCCTTTCTGGGTTTACCCCCAACATATCACCCCATGCACCATAATAATGTCTCATACCCACTTCATCGTGGATAGTTCCATTCTCATGTCTACCATGTAGAATGTTTCTTTTCTCTGTACCCTCACGCATCGTTGTACCTTGTCCAGCGACACCAATCAAATCTTCGTGAAGGTTTCTACCGAAAGGCCCCCATATCGAATTGTGATGTTTGATACGAGTCTGTCTTTCTTCTTTTGTATCACTCTTCAGTCCATATCCTCTGAACTCAATCATGACTTGGTTTGGCCCAAGTGGTGTTACACTATCTGACCGATATGCACTTCCTCTTAGGTTGAAGTTGAAGCCTGGGAAGAGGTCAACCATGTACCACTGGTTTGGTGGTAGATTTGGAAACGATAACTCACCCCTGTCATCAAACCCCTCATACTCTTCGTAGTTCACTGTAAACGAACTGACGTTCACATGACCATTATCAAAAGGAATATTCTTTCTTGCAAAATACTCATCATTGAATCCACTCACACGATTGAAATAGTGCATGAAGTCATGATAGAACTCACTGTTAGTATCATGCCACAATTTGTAGTTTGTGTCTATGATTGCCTTGTGATAATGAAAGACCTCTAGTTCCTCTGTATCAATCGCATCTTCGATACAATCAAATGCACCAGCAGTCCATTGGTCTACAGTCATATCTGGGTCTGGATTAAGTGTAACCCAAATCATCTGTCCGTGTTTCACTTCACAATGCAGTTCCTTACCAAAGGTTTCGTCATTCCACAATTTACCAGATGGCATCTGCGGGCCGTGGTTTAAAAATGCTTTCACGGTTTCACCAGTGTTCCATACTATGACATTTTGAAATGCAATCTGTGATGTTCTGTAGCATCCAACAGTTGGAAGTTCACTCATGTGACAAACAGGCACCCATACCTTTGCAAATATTTCTTCTATCTCTCTTTGGAATATTTCGTTGTTATTATAACATTCACTAGAGATGTATTCTACTTTAGGCGTTTTACTCCAATTCTTATGGTTTCTAGGCGGCATAATAATCTCCTATACTGCAAAACTCTCACCACACCCACATGATGCAGTGGCATTAGGATTTACGACCTTGAGATAAGACCCACCTAATTCTTCTACATAATCGACAGTACAACCAAAGACAAACATCTCTGCCATTGGGTCTAACCAAAGATTACCAACGGTTGGTTCTTTATCAGTAACCCCCCATTCATATTGAAAACCAGAACAACCACCACCCTTTACTGATAGTGATACATTTGGTTTCCCAACCTTCAGTAAGTATTCTTTTGCACTGTCTGTTAAACTCAACCTTGACACGCCACACACTCTTCCTGTGACATCGCTTGTGTTTCGTAATCTTTCAATGCGTTTCTTTCTACCTTCTCTGACACGTTCTCTGCACGTTGACCTGTTTCAGTTCTCAAATAATAAAGACCCTTACAACCACTTTTCCATGCGTTCATATGCACTTGGTGTAGATACTTCTTTGTTGCACCAGCAGGAAAGAACAGATTCAGTGATTGACCTTGACATAGGAATCTTTGTCTGTCACCACCTTGTTTCACCAGTATATTCTGGTCAAGTTCGATTGCTGTTTTGAAAACTTCTTTTACATCGTCCTTTAAGAATTTAAGATGTTGTACAGAACCACCATTAGTGATAATATCTTGCCATACCTTATCAGTGTTCTTATCGACCTTCTCAAGTTCTTCTGCAAGATACTTGTTCTTTACAAGATGCGAACCAGCACGAGTCCTGTGCGTATATGCATTTGCCTTCAGTGGTTCGATAGATGGTGAAGTACCACAGATAATAGAACTGTTTGCATTCGGAGCGATTGCAAGTAGATGTGCATTGCGTCTACCAGTACCTTCCATATCTGGTGCCTCTCCTTTTATCATACCCAATCTATTACTTTCCTCAATCGCTTCTTTTTGAATGTGTTGGAACACAACTGCATTCCATACATCTGCTTGAGATGAATCAAAAGGAATTCTCTTCTTGTTTAAGAATGAGTGCCATCCCATTGCACCAAGACCAAGTGACCTTTCCTGTTCAGCAGAAAATCTCGCACGACTAATTTCATCTGGTGCATTGTCAATAAAGAACTGTAACACATTGTCCAAGAATCGAACAAGGTCACGAATCATTGTTGTCTTTTTCCAATCTTCAAACAACTCAACATTGACTGAAGAAAGACAACATACAGCAGTCCTATCGTCTGAAGTTGGAAGATGAATTTCGTTACATAGGTTTGAACCATGAATTCTTAATCCTTTGTCCTTTTGAGTTTGAGGTAACGCACGATTAGCAGTGTCAATAAAGTTTAGATATGGTTCACCTGTACGATATCTTACCTCTAGAATTTGTTCCCATAACTTCCTTGCTCTCATTGTCTCACGAACTGTATCGTCATTGGGGTCTTTTAAATCCCACCACTCGTTTCTTTCAACTGCTCTCATGAAATCGTCAGTTACATTTACTGCATGGTGCAAGTTAAGGTTCTTACGATTAACATCACCTGTAGGAACTCTCATGTTTAAGAATTCAATGATGTCTGGATGTGATACATCCATATACGCAGCATAAGAACCTTTCCTTGTCTTACCCTGTCTGTATGCTGTCATGTCTGCATCAACTGTGTGCAGAAACGGCATTGGGCCTGGCGCTTTGTCGGATACTGCTCGTACATCTGACCAGTGACCACCGACACCACCACCCTTTACAGAAAGCCATCTTAGTTCCGCTGTATGGTCAATAAGACCTTCTAATGAATCTGGAACATAAGTTAGAAAACAAGAAATGGGTAACGCCTTTACCTTCTGTCCAGGCAAAGGTGCATTTGATAATACAGGTGATGCAAACATGAACCACCCCTTTGAAACGTAATCGTAAATTCTTTGTGCGAGTTGCATATCTCCATATGAATATGCAACTGATGCTCTTGCAAACGCTTGTTGTGGACTAAACTCACCCTCTATACAATAATAATCTTTTAACAATTTTTCTGCTTGTTCTGATAAGGTTTTATCTCTAGTGAAATCTACGTTAATACCTAGATATTTTGAGTCCGTCACCATTGGGAACTCCACAATCTCTGCTGTTTGCATTTTCTATCTCCTATATTTTTTTCCATGTCTGAAGGGCAACCTTTGCTGATAATCCTTGGAAGGTGTTAGTATGTATAATATCCATAATCTCTGAAGCGTCCATTCCAGACAATATCATATCGTTAATGTCCTTTTGTCGCACATAATCAGGCCACACCACTATCCTATAATCTTCATCAATCGCCTTCTCTATTTGTTTAATTACTTCCCTGTTCCTTGGTTCGTTATCTGGAACAAGAACTGCCTTGTCTTTGTATTGAGGTACACGCAAATCACTCTGAGCAACCGCAATACAGTTTGGTATAAAAAGACTATCAATAGGGCCTTCCACGACAAAAATATCCCTATTAGTGTCAACCCTATCAAGTCCGAATATTTTAGGTACATTTTCATCAAGAATGATGGTGATGTACTTTGGTTTCTCTCTTCCAAACGCTCTCCCTTGGTATGCGAATATATCACCATTGGAATCACGAAACGGAATCACCATCCTTGGGTGGTCACCATCCAAGGTGGGAAACTTATTTGGAACTAACTGGTTAGTCCAAGAATAAAACTGATTGACCAGATAGATATCATTATCATTAGGAATTCTTCGGTCTTCAATGAACCGATAAGCAGGATGCTCTTTTCCAATTTCCCTAAAACTTTTGACATTCTTGAAGATACCTTTCTGATTAAAGACAGGTTTCGGTATATCGAATTTTGGGTTCTCGACATGGCCACCCCTACCTGTAGCGGTGTGACCTTCCTTGTACCGTTCTAATATATAGTCATCATGAACCTTAGAGTCGATGTGTTTTATCAAATTAGATAAATTAGTTCCCATACTACAGTTGTGACACTTGTAGAACAAATCACTCTTCTTACGAAAGACAAACCCTCTCGCTTTCGATTGACTCTTTTTGGAATCACCACAGTATGGACAACGAAAGTTCCAGAGATAATCACTCTTCTTCTTGAACCGTTGTAACCTGTGTGATATTAGATTAAGATATTTAAGGTCTATGTACATACTCATAGAACAGAGTATATACATTTACATAGGGAATGTCAAGACCTTTTGTAGAATAAACCCTATGACGATTGACCCACCAATGATGAGCCATCTCCACTTCTCTAGAACACCAACCCTCTGCGACAATTCTTCACGCATCTTACGAAAATGTTCTTCCTCAATTTTACTGTGTGCATTCATCTGTTCGACAAGTCTTCGTTCCATGTCACCCATAGACTTATGAGTTTCCTTTGCGTTGGACGTAATGCGAGAATGTAACTCCATTATATTTTCGGTAAGTTTTTTCTCTTGTTCGTCCAATGCCTCCTCCTGTCTAATTAACTTCTCTTCATGCACTGCCATGATTGTATGTAATGAACTGGAAACCTCAGCAATTTTTTCAATAGCAGAATCAAGACGGACATGAATTTGTTTCATATCCGTCACTTCTCTTTTCAACAATGCTATTTCAGTTTCCACAGACAATTACTTGCCTCCCTTTCCAGGCAACCCTTCAGTAAACTCAAGGATGTTACCGTTCTCATCAATCACGACTGAAAGTTTTTGACAACTTATTCTTGCACCAGCTTCTGAATTTGGGTCAAGTGTCATATTTCTTTCCATAGTTCTCTTTGTTTTTAAACACTCCGTTAAACCATCACGAACTGTATATTCTATTAAATTACCACCAGATACATACAATAAAAGTACGAACTCTACTGCTGTCATTTGTCTATCTTTCTTTAATGGTTAGAATGACTACTTGTGCCATTCTTGATTCCTCTTTGTTCATGTACCATATCCATCATATCATCTTTAACTTTTTCTAGTGCCTCTTCAAGTTGATTGATGCGTTTTTCATAAAATTCTAATGTCAACTTTTGTTGTTGGTCAAAAGGTGCTTGTCCACTTTCAATTTCAGTTGTGAGTTTTTCCAACTCGCCTGCAAGGTGTTCTATCAACATGAACTGTTCACTATCTGCTGGTAGTGAGCCCATCTCTCCTCTAGGCCATTTAATCCTAAATTCTGTGTTCATGGTGACATCATTATTCATCATCGTTTGTTGAGTCTCTATCTGATTTAGTCGCTCAACGATACCAAAGTACGCCCATGTGGCGATGGAAGCACCAGCAATCATTGAAAGGATATTTCTTAACGGTAATGCTACTTCGGTATTGTCACTAATTTTAGCCATAATTTTTCTCCATTATTATTTAGGGTTTGTCAAAACTTTGACTAAAGTAATAATTTGACAGTTCCACCTGTCAGAATTATTTACTAACCACAACCTCTTCATTTCTCTTTCTGTGACCATTCCACGCAACAAAACCACCAACTCTTAATGCCCAGTATGCAAGATAGTTCAAAAAGTGAAAACCATTTTGTTCAATATTGATATCTCTGAATATCTGGTCTGCTTGTTTCTGGGTAATCTTACCCATTGTTTCTTTCTGACCAGATTTAAGTAGAGTTTCATATTTGTATGCATAATCGTGTACAAGTCCACCCATAAGAAGAACACCTGTCGGTGATAACCATGTGTGTAGGAACTTGGGTATTGATGCACCATCAAACTTAAATCCCTGTGGAATAATATACTTCTCTCCCATGATGGTAAACGACCAATCGTCTGCGACTTCCCAATGTCGAGTACCAGTTAACCACATCCAAATCGCACTCCAAAATCCTTTGCCTGCGGTTGGGATTGGGATTGGTCTTAATTGTGGCATGACATTATATTCAAATCCTATTCTTTTGTGTTTGTTGTCCACACCAAACATATTGATAATGAATCCTACTGCAATTAGTATACCAACTACAGTAAACTGCCACCATGTTACTGCTAAATCAATAACAATATTAACCATCTGTTCCATCTATCTTCTCCTCTGACGGTTTTACCGCCTCCTCATAGTAGAGTATAATTTGTTTTTGTTGTTCAATATACCTTCTCAGTTCTGCAAAGTTCTTTGATAGGTTTTCATAATCTTTGACAGATATTGCGATATATGAATCTGCACCGTTCTTTGCTTCAAACTCTTTTTTGAATTCCTCAAAATTTTCAGATGGTGACACTACATATATCTTAACGTCATTCATCCGTACTTGTTTAGGATGAGGCACAGTTGGTATCTGTCTCTCTACAAGTTTTGTTACCGTAACAATTTCTTTTTCTGGTTTAAACCCAACGCATCCACTAATCAGTAGTGTCGTCAGTAACAGACTCAAGGTCATCCCAAAGTTTATCTGTCGCATTTTGCATCCTCTTTTCAATTAACCCAGGCTTCTTGTTTGCAAGGTGGGTTAGATTGTGTTTGTTTAGTGTCTCACGCAACTCATCTCCATACTCTTCTGACTTTCTCAAGTCCTTATTCAGTTGGTCAGTCAGTGCGTTTAACCTTATATTGTTTTCTGTCATCTTTGTGATAGTCGCTTGGTTCTCTTCGTTTGCAACCTCTAACTTTGCGTTGTTCTCACGCAATTGTGCAATGGTTGCCTGCGTTGTATCGTAGTAATACTTGGCGGCGTATGCTGCACCGCCAAGTAATGCGACTATGAATATAATTGCATATAATCTAATCATTTTATCTCCAAGGCAACATGGTTAAACCGATTTGATTAATTAGTAGTTCTAGAACCACAAAAAATAAACCGCATCCACCGATTTGCCATGCCCACCATTTCCAACCTGTCAAACTGTCTGCCCAAGCTCTCATCTTTGAGTTTCGTGCTTTCTCATATGCACCAGACTTTTCTCCTATCTTATCTGCCCACCAATTTCCATCAAGGATATTTTTGAGCATGATAAGCGGCCAGAATATGATACGCAGTAATTTCATTACTCAGATTTCCACATCGTCCACAATCCCCATGCAATTGCTACACCAGCAGCAATCTTTGCAAGAGGTGCCATGAAAAGAATCATAAGACCAAGTGCAACACATACTGCACCATCCCATGTAGTCCTTTCACCTACTCTGTTTTTAATCCAGTTAATCATTTTAGTCTCCTATATTGCTCAAAGGCAAGTTTTGTATTACGAGTTTTAAAGTCCTTCTTACGCATAATTGTTTTCGCAACAAGTTCTAACTCACCCCCTTTGAGGTTTAATGCAAACGGCATATTTACGTCTGTTCGCATATCGTTTAGCACCGCTTCGGCATCAGGCCCAAGTTGTGCTATTTTCTTTCCATACTTCTTAAACGATTGTTTGAAAAGTCTGGTAAGTTCGGCAGTTGTAATTTGTTTCTTGTTTCTTTCGTCATTCACCCTGTCGAGGAAGTGTCTGGTGAATTCGACATCAATACCAACAGCACCAAACAATCTGTCTGCGTACTTCTCTAGTTGGTCTAAATCAGATTTAGTGATTTCTTTTTGCGCCTGAAGGTCAACAATTGGATTCATTGTTCCAAGACCAGCGGTCACTGCATTCGCATTTAGGTCTGCGATTGGTTTCTGGAAATTATATGCAACCTCTTTGAACGAGAGCATAACATTACTTCATTACTACAGAAACCAGTTTCATCAATTGTGATTTACCACCTTTGTTGATGATATCCATCATCTTCTTTTTGGTGTCTGGTTTAACTTGGTCAAGAGCCTGTGTCAATGCAGACGCAGTGAAAAGGTCAATACGCATTGTACCATCCTTCATCTTGATTTTGTTATTCTGTTTGTTTTTGACGATGTTCTTGAGAATTGCAACATTGTCTTCTGCAAGAAGATACTCAACTCCAAAGTTATCAGTGTTCTCTTGAACCTTCTTTGCAAGTTTAGATTCTCTCTTTGCACGAAGCGTTTCCATTCTTTTCATGAATGCTCTTGCTTCTCTGGTACGACCATCGTACATATTCTTCTTTTTCTTTTTGACTACAACAACTGAATTATCATCACCAGTACCAGCAACGGCAGGGCCTGTCGCATTTGCAGGAGCATCTTCGTTCTTGATACCTAATGTTTCATCATTGTAGAAATTTTTCATGATGTCTTGAAACTTTAAACTCATAGTTCTAAATCCTCGATTCCTACTGCTTTAATGTCTTCTGCACTGACAAAGATTTTACTTTGTGTTGGCATATGAATTACAGGGAATACATCTACTCCTAAGATTGTGTCTTCTGGTGCGACTGCTTCAAATGTTTGAACCTCATCACCCTCTAACGCATCTGGTGTATCTGCATCTTCCTCATCAAATGCAATATCGTTTGTTAACTTATATATACCTTTCGGTAACTTACCATCCTCTAGTGTTACTTCCTCTGCAATCGCATCATCAAGTTCATATCCATTTTCTTTTAGATACTTGAGGAATTCCTTTTCAAACATCTGTGGGTCTTCGACCCCTTCTTTGAAAGTGTCCTTCAATAAGAACAATGCCGCAGCATATGTACCAACTTTAGTACGCAACCCAGGCACCTTTTCAAAGAGTTTCTTGATGTTAAAAACTAATTTGTGCAGAACCGTATATGCGTTTTTCTCTGCAATAGTTCTTAATGTGGTAGGTTTGTTCGTGCCAGGCTCAGTAATACGGTTACCCTTGTTATCAATGATACCAAGTTTATACGCTTCCGTCTTTTGAAACGGAGTCGTAAGTAACTTAATAAACCTGTACGTTACAAATAAATCTATCGCTCTACCCATTATAGTTTCCTTAACACCCCAGAAATATACATATCTTCCATAATATCTGGTAACTCCTTCTCTGGTAGTATACCAAGAAAATTCATAAAAGATTTCAAGTGCGGCCAATATTCTTGTTCAATTTTGAAAAACAACAAAGTTGAACACGCATCAGCACCAAACACATTATTCAGCACGATTATGTGATTCAGTAATAACCTCTCTTTCAATACTCCATGTTCACTGTATTTTCTCAAGAGTCTCTTGATATACTTGAACCTCTTCATATCATCGTGAAATTCTTTTTCACCTTCGCACTGTGGATTGTCGTAATGTTTTAGTGCGAACATCATTACATTTTCATTGGTTATTTTCTCAAACATATTACATAATCTTTGCTAGAATTCTATGTGTTCCCCCACTTGTTCTTTCGTATACAAAATTTAATGACCTACCACTCTCAGGCATATCATCAAACTCATCAATTGGTGTATCTGCTGATTTACCAAATGCACCACCATACTGAATCAAGGGAACAGAAATCTCTCCACTCTCCTCAGTAAATTGAACATCACCAAAATGAAGACCAACTCTCATGAGTTTTTGTCTCATCTCGCTGATTGCTTTTTCTGGACTTAGATATTCTCTATCTGCGATTGCACCAACGTATGCATTTAATTTTTCAATAACTGCTTCACTGGTAAGGTCACCCATGACCTCATTACCATCGACAGGATTATCACCATCTGCTGGATGGGGAGCTTCTTTCATATACTGTTTAAACGTCTTCATCGTCTTCCCCTGTTACTTCCTCATCAAATCCATCTTCTTCATTTGGATTTACTTCAAGGATTTCTTGAAGAGGTTGAGATGATTCTTTCTTAACCTCTGCTGGTTTTTCCACTGGTTCAACCTTTTCGGTCTTACTAGGCAATGGTTGTCCACCAGCTCCGTATCTAATCGCTTCCATTTTTTACTCCTTAGTTTACAACTGAACCGTTACTTGCAATCACATACCATTTACTATTAGTAAACAGACAGGTTGCAGATTCACCGATTGCATTGAATTGTAATTGTGCAGAACCAGTTGCAGTACTACCCCAATTTGTTACAGTAACACGATAAGATGAACCAGATGATGGTGCAGTGGTCATGACAATAATTTTGACTTGACCATTTGTACCGTCAGCTAATGTTCCAGTTGCGGTTGTGTTTGTTGAAACCCCATTCAAATCTACAAGCGTAATTGAAGTAGTTGTATTGGGTGATACACTACCTGTAATAGATTGTGCAGTACCATCCAACGCAATATAAGTTGGAATGTTGTTAAACAGGTTTGCAACACTAATCTTTTTGTTAACTGGTGTACCAGATGGGTCATCAATTACATGAATTAAATCTTCAGATGCAATCGCATTTCCCAAGTCGGTCAACGCAGTAATTTTCTTATCTGCCATTTGTTATCTCCTATAAACCATCAACTCATCACCGCAGCGGCGACATCGTTTGCACCCTTTTTCTTCTTGGGTGCAGATGGAATGCTACTGGTAACATCTTTATCGTTACCACCATTTAATTGTTGTAGGAACAAGTCGCACTGTTGTAATGCACCACTGACAGCATAAATCTGTGCAGTGATATTTTGTTTGTCCTGTTCCAGTTTGTTGAGTGCAGACTTGTGTTGAGCAAGTTCTGCATCCAACGTCTGTTTTCTAATATTAATTTCAGTTTCAGTCAATGCTGACATAATCTATCTCCATGATTTAAAATTATATAATTACTTATGCGTTCTCTGGGGTCACAATATCTTCTGCGTCACCAGTGATGCTTGATGCTGCAACAAGAGTTTCATACTGAACTCTACCAGCACGACCACCAGTACCTACAGTTCTCTTAACCCAACCAACATGATAACCTTCTCTTTTGTTATCTGTTGCTTCGTTACCAAGACCACGACTTGCAGTCACAGTTGCAGTTACACCAGTTAAACCGTGGTTCTCAGATGAACCAGCAGTCAAGTCAATTGCAACTCCGTCAGCTGCATTTGCAGCAGTTGTTGCAAGTTTGATGGTGTTTGCATTCACTCTGATTACAAAGTGAGCACCAGCATCAGTCAAGTTTGCAAGTGTTGTTCCACCCTTATCAGAGTAAGTAACTTGGTCACCAGTTTGGAGCAAGTGTCCAGAAATGGTGATGGTATCGTTTGCAGTTGACACAGCACTTTGTGCGTTAAAGGTCTGTTCGGCAGGAGCAGCAACAGTAACCGCTGGGGTTGACTGATAGTCAGAACCTACGTTAGTTACAGTCACAGTTGCAACTCTACCACCAGAGATGGTTGCAGTTGCAGTTGCCTGAATACCTTCAAGTGTCTGTGCGTTGTTACCTGTACCTGTCAAGTTGATTGCAGTACCAGCATTCGCATTTGAAAGCGAGGATGCAAGTTTAATCAAATCAGCAGTGTGTCTGATTACAAAGTATTGTGTGTTATCAACAAGACCAGCAAGCGCAGTTCCACCACCGTCTTGATACTTCACAGCAGTACCAGTTTGCATATTGTGACCTGTAATCTCAATAGTTTCATTTGCAGTTGAGACTTTTGCGGTTGCAATAGTTCTTACAGTCGGTACTGGAATAGTAATTGTTGGTGCAGAACCTTTATATCCTGTACCGCCAGTTGCAACTGCAATGGTAGTAACATTGTCAATACCAGAAGTTGATTCTGCAGCAGTGATACCAAAAATAGTATCATCAATCTGCGAACCAGACGATGCAAAGTTAATTGGTGGTCTTGTGACCGTAGCGGCAACACCGTTTTCTGTTGAACCACTAAAATTTTCTACTAATGTTAAAGCGGTATCTGATGTAACAGCCTTAACTCTTGATTTGACCCCACCAGCTGAAATGATGATATCTCCTACTTTCACCTCTGGGTCAAAGTTTGTACCAGAACCAGAAACAGCAGCATTTCCATTGGTGAATGTCATAGTTCCTGTCAGTGCAGAACCGTCATTCATACTCCATGAGCTCATTTTAATTTCTCCTAATTTAGATAGTGTATATACTCATCTATTTATGTTATTTGAAACCCAACCGTTTCAATTCTGCAATGGTGTTAGTTGGGTCTGTATGATGTACTCCAATTCCACCTTTTGCTTCCCATTCATGAATATTTTTAATATAATCATCAATCAATAGGTTTGGTTTATTGTTAATCATTGCAAATTTTTGTTTGTCTGCTCTCAATACCAAATGAATACGAGACTTCTGGGTTAGTTTCGCATTCTTTCTCAACCATGCAAGTTTACCCTTACGACTGTTTGGGTCTTGGGTTGAATATGCAGACAGAATGTGTGCATCATATTTATTTACAAACGACCACATTCTTTGGGCGCCCATCATCCATTCAAGGTTTGCCCAAAAGTCTTTAGTGGAAGAAATCTTAATCCATTTCTCCCTTTTGTCTGCTTGTGGAAATGGTACTCCAAGTACTTCCTCTGCACCTTTTAAAAAATTGCAAAGCACCATATCCATATCACAGTAGATGGTTGGAAGTTCTTCGTTCTTCTCTGCCACCAAATTATAGACTTCATCGAACCGTTTCACTATACTTTATTCTTCTCATTTTTCAATTTAGGCATTTTGACAGAAGTTTCAACTGGTGTCATATCTTTACCAGAGTCAGTCTTCTTTGCAGTCTTTTTTGCCTTACCATCATCGTCCATACCATCGCCATCTTTATCTTGTTCCATGTCCTGTGCTTCGTTCTTCTTTGCAGCCTCATCCCACATTTGTCTTACTGATTCTGCAACAGACATGATTGACTCACCTTGAGATTTAATTGCCTTTGAAACTGCCTTACGTCTTTTATGTAAGAACTTATCAGAGGAATCTACATCACCATCATTGTCAATATCCTTGTCCTTACGGTCTTTGAACTTCTTCTTAACAGCGTCTGGTTGAACCGCATCAAGACCGTCACCGTCATCAGACTTGTCGTTCTTGTTAGTTTCAGACTTCATGACCTTTGGTTTGAACTTCTTCATGATTTCTTTATGATACTTGGTCATGTCCTTTGAACCAGCATCAACCATAAGTTCACCACCAGAGATGTTGTCATCATTGATATCGAAACTCATCAACTGAACTGCATCAAGCATCTTCTTTGCTGCCATTGCATCATTCTTGTTTTTGAATTTGTACTCAACATATTCAACCTTCTCATCAAGAGTTTCCTCTTTGATTACCTCTTCAGTTTCAGTGTCGTATTTTTTACCACCGAACATGAAGGTCTTATCACCTTTTTCTTTTGCCTTTTGAGCAACAAAGGCAAACTGTCCTTGGTCTTCGTTCTTTGGTTTCTCACCCTTTTCCTTTTTGGAAATGGCGATTGCAGCCTGTTGAGCAGCGGATACGGCTTCTTCAAGACTGCCAGGTTTTGTATCAAAATATTTTGACATTATTTTACTCCCTTGGTTATAGCAGCAGTATACGCTGACATATTATCTTCTTTGATATCAGCAATTGATGCACCCATGTCACCGATTGCCAATGTCACTTTACCATCACGATTGTATAGGAAATGTTTTACACCTGTTGGATTATCTTTTGCCTTCAGTGTAATCTTCTCCTGTTCAAACTTTTTACCTTTACCTACAATGTTCTTTGCAGTCACAGTAAATTCTCTGTAATCCTTACCTTTACTAATGGAAGAATCAATCTTAATCTTTACAGTTGAACCCTTCTTCAGTTTGTCAAAAATCTTCAGAAGTTTTGGGTCATCCATTTTCATCTCATCAAGTTCCCAAGATTCAACAACAGTTTCTTCTTTTACCAGTGCGGCAATATCTTTACCAGCAATATAGTCTGGAAGAACCTTCTCTAATGACTTTGCAATGTCTAAAGTCTTTGATGCTTCTTTCTTGAACTTGTCTGCAAAAGATTTCATCTGTTTATCTTTTTTCATCTTTGCAACAATAGAATCAATCTTCATTGAGATTGCTTTCATCTTACCTTCATCAAGTTCGTTCTCTTCTCCGTGGTTATATGCAATACTAGACATATACTCACCCTTCTTGGATTTTGGATACATCTTCATAAATGCCTTTGGGTCATTTTTTGCAATGACATCCATGATTGCTTCTGTTGGTTCTGTATCTAAGTTATAGATATGTTTTCTCAAATCCATCAACTTACCTTGTGAGTATAAGTTTTTTGCCTTTTGATAATCTTTCTTATCAAGTCCACCACTTTTAATTAATCTATCAAAGTCATAGTTAGTCGATGCCTTAACACTTTCATCAATTTCAACATCTTCCTTGATTGGGTGTCCAATCATTTGTTTCTTCTTCACCTTAACAATTTTCAAAGTCTTCTTGTCTTTGATTTTCATAGGTGGAAGTTGTGCAGTTGTGATAATCTCCTTTGCACCCTTTTCAGAGGACGCCATTCCAACAATCTTATCACCATCAGCAGTATCAACAACTACGAATGGTTCTTTCATCTCATCAAGTTCAACTTCCTCAGAAACTACATTTTTAGGAAATGTTTTTTTGATGTAATTAACAACTGATTGTGTAAATCTACCATCCATTTTTGCAACAATCTTAAATTTAGAACCATCCTTAATTGCAATAGTTTGAGTGGTACTATGCAACTTTTTACCATCTGATATTAATGCAAACCCATTCATAAATTCACCCTTATAAAATGCATCTATGGTTTTTTTATCTTTTGGTTTTAATGCTTCAGTAAGTTCAACATCTTCCTTGACTGCCTTCTCCAAGTCATCTGCCTGTTTACCATGAGTCGCAGAACCTTTCCTTAGATTCTTAATCAAGTCCTTCAGAAATGGTTCGTCTTCTTTATCAACTGCATCTGCAATGTAACCATTACCTTCACACTTAGGACAACCTTCTCCTTCACAATGAGGACACTTGACCTTTTCAAGTATCTCTTCATTCTGTCTTTTCAGAACAGCAGCAACCTGTGGATGTGATGCAAGTCCTTTTTTGATTTTCTCAATCTGTTTGAATGCACCAGTATAATTACCCTGTTTATAACGTGGGTCAGATGCAATACCGATTGCCATCTTGATTTCTTTTTTTGAGAACCCCTCACGAATCTCTGCAAGGGCTTCACTCATGCTTTTTCCATATCTCATTTTTGTTTTCCTTTAGTTATCGACTTTTGCACCAGCACGCCATTGGTAACAACTCCAATATCTTGCTTTCGTTTTAGGGCCTGGGTCATCACAGTTGTGTCTCGCACGAAATGACTTTCTTCTCTCTGGGTCATCACGATTGATTGCCATATTTGGGTCACCGAAACGAACCACTACGACCTTTCCCTTTTCATTCCTCACATAAACCTTAAACTTTTTGTTGGGGTTTTCACTTGTGCGAATTGGGTCATTCAGTTTTACCTTTTTACCTTGATACTCTGCCTGTTCTACAACATGGTCAAAATGGTCTGCACAATCATCACAACAGGGTTCAACCTTTTCCAACATTGCATGATAAGTCTTTGTCAGTTTAGACAACCACTCATCACCGTATCTTCCTACATATTTATCTCTTACAGATTCGTCAAGAAACCATTCGTCAATTGATTCTTTAGTTACAGACTGTCCAGGCGTTACCTTACGAGTGTGGTCTGCATATTCTTTACCAATCTCATATGTCTCACCTCTGACCTTTGCGGCAAGGTCTGCATCTGCTTTACCCCAAGTACCTTTACTCTTTGTGGTAAATGAATTCACTCTTGCGAGTGCCCATTGTTGTGGAGTAGCGCCTGGTCTATGTCCAGTTTTGTATGCGGCCATACCTCTATCATATACCTTTTTCAGAATACTGTAGGGCATTCCAGACTTTTCTGCTTTATTAACTAGAGCGGCAATCTTTTCATCTAAGATTTCTTCATCAATATCATCCTGTGCTTTCAGTGCTGTTGGTATGTCACCCTTTTTAACAAGTGTGTTTATATACCCCATAAGTTGTCTTACGTCAACACCTTGTTTTTCAGCATTACTTCTTCTAATTACCTCACCAGCATGATAACTGTTTCCATGTCTTTTCTTGGTATCTGCTGCAACTGCATCTGCATATGCTTTTACAAGACCATCCATCTTTTTCGGATGTGTCATATTGTAAATCTTATCACGAACCATTTTACCAATTGTCATTTCATGCATTTCTTCTGCGTGTTGTTTTGCCATCTTAGTCAGAGTTGCGTAGTAGATAGATTCACCTTCTTCTTTACCATATCTGTCAATAAAATCTTTCTTAGACACATCCTTCTCCAAACTCTTCAGTTTATCCTTCTCACCATCAGTAAGTTTTCTCTCATCCATCTTTGCACGTTCTTGCCAGTCATATGATTTCTCATCAGTCTTGATTGGCCCACCCTTTGCCCAAGTGTGACACGCTCTTGCAGAATGACACTTGAAGTGGTGCATCCAACAGTATCCCAATCGTCCATCTTCATCAGATGTACTGCCAGGCAAACAAGCATCCATTCTCTCAGAAATATCAAATGCAACACAGTTATTACATACAGACTTCTTTGCTGCTTCCTCAGTTGTCTTCCAGTACTTTGCGATATCTTTCCAGTAATCGCCTGGTTCATCAACATTCAGTGGCCCGTAGTTGTAGTTCTTGATTGTTGCATCTCTGTTCTTTGTATTCAGTTTCAAATCTTGTGTCGATGGTGGACACTTCATTTCTTCAGTGACAGATTCAC